CTTCAAATACTTTACCTGTATATTCAATCTCACCGCGTTTCATTTTTTCTGCGTGCAACAATGCTGCTTCTGACATAGCGATTTCAGATTTCTTTTTATTAGAATAGATTTCTACTGCGGCCTTAACTCCAGAGCCTATTAAACTCCAAGGAAACATTTATTAATACCAAGTAGCTGTTCTTTGTTTTTCTTTTAGCATTCTTTTTTGGCCTTTTACTTTTTCTTTTTGAGATTCATTTGGTTTTGACATCTCAACAGGCTTTTCTTTATAAGAAATGCTAGTCTTTTTTTCTTTTTTCATAGTTTATTTCCTTTTCTTTGACATTTTAGCTTCAGAAAGCGCAATGGCAATAGCTTGTTTAGGATTTTTCACAATTTTTTTAGATTTTCCACTGTGAAGTTTACCTTTTTTAAACTCTCTCATTACTTTTGCTATTTTTTTCTGCCCTTTTCCCATTTTTTTCATCGTCCTGGTCTCATATTTTTAAGTTGCGCCGATAAAATAGTTTTTTCTATCGACGTATCAGCTCTTAAGTTAGCTAATTCTTCGTCTTGTTCAAGCTTTTGTTGCTCCGTCATTTGATTCATCATTGTTTTCATCTTGTCAAGATTAATTCTATCTTCTGATTCTTGTTTTTTACGTTCATTTTCCATTGCTCGTAGATCTACTTCTCTTGATTTTAATTTAATTAATGGATCTCCATCAAATTGAGAAGTAATTTCATTTTCTTCTTTAGCAAATTCTTGTGTCATCTCTGCAATCAGTTTTGCTTTTCTTGCTTCTATCTGTTGTACCATTGATTGTATCTGAACATTAATCTGTGGATTCATTTGTGCTTGTTGTTGTAAGATTTGCATCTGTTGCATTTCTTCTACAAACTCTAATTGCACTTGTTCTTGAGCCATAATGCTAATGTGTTCTAAAATATTTTTTTGAATAGAAGCCATTACCATTGGATTATTTCGTACCATATTCACTTGCATAAAGTTTAAGTGTGCTTCAATGTGTGCTCTATGATCTTGTCCAGGGAACGCTTGAAAAGGTTTACCTGCTAATGCAGTAATATGTTCAATCGATGGATCTAAAGGAGTAGGTTGTTGTGGTGGAGGTAAAATAGCATTAATGTTTTTAATTCCTACTGCCTCATACATTGATCGGTATGCTTGGTATAAATTATGAATTTGTGGATTGGATTGTGCTAATTGTAATTGCATTTGTGCTAAGGATATTCTTTGTGTTTGTGAAAAGATATTAGGATCCGCAACCGGTAAAATATCTACTCGGTCATCAAAGTCTTGCACCTTCACTTCTCTAGAAGCCCCTGCCACATCATACGGATATACGGGTGGTAAATAACTTTTAAATATTTCTGCTAATAATTTAAATTCTTGTTTCAGTCCTACATACAGTCTTTTGTGAATAGCAGACATCACACGCGATCCGCGCTCCAAGAGTGCTACTGTAGTGCCCACGGCTGCCTGTTGATTCATATCGCCCACTTGTGCATCAGCGATACTCGCGAAGCGTTGACCTGCACCCACGACTACACTCATCAATTGTAATAAAGTTCCATCGGGTCCTTTGAAAGGAAGAGGCATAAACGAATCACGTAAATTTCCACCCGGTGCATCTACATCTCTAAACTCTCCTGGTTGTAAAGGTTGTGCATCATCTCTTACTCGGATTCCTCTTGTTTTGAATCCAGCTGGCAGATTAGATAACGTTCCCGCATCTAAGAGCTGTCTTAAAGCTGCGGTCGCCGTACGGGATAATCCTCCAATCATATGGATAAGACCGAAACCATAAAACCCTAAACCTGGTAAAAATTTAAAGTGAACGAAATAATTAATTTTTGTTTTCTTAGGATCATTCTCAGCATAGTTTCTACGAATCGATAAAATGGTTCTAGAACTTTCTTCTACAGTTACAACATAAGGAAGTTTAATTCCTGTGGGCTCACCACTTTGATCTTTATCTTCAAAGCCTTCTAAATCTAAATTGACGTGACACTCTAACAACGTATAAATGTCATCTTGTTTTTGTTGACGTACTCCTTCAATCTCTTGTTCTTTTTGTTCAATGTCATCAGTTCGCATTGCAGGAGGAGTTAAATCTACATCTTTGTAAAATCCTGACACTTGTTGTTTACGTAAATCATTTTCAGAAATTTTAATAACGTGAACAACGGAATCGGCATCGTCTAACGATGTCGCTGAATAAGGGACTACCAAATCATCGGCAGGTATAAATTTAGAAACCGCTCTCCCTAAAAGTTCATCGTAATAAACTTTTTTAAATGTCGATCCGCTTAGGGGAAGATAGAAAAGCATTTGATCGAACTCGGGTTCATATTCTTTCATCTGGTCCATTATTTGGTAGTTCATAAAATCTTTAACACGATTGGATTGATCTTGTTTCTCTGGTGTGATCGCTCCTAAAATTTGCGTTCGTACAGGTCCATCGGCTGGTAATAATTCTTTATAGGCTTGTGCTTGAAATTGTGTAACGGCTTCTGCAAGTACAGGATGGGTTACACCCGATGCACCTCTAAAAGGTTCCGTTCGTTTAATATATTTAAATCCTAATAAATCTAATCCATTACGATAAGTATCTTCCCAATCTTTTCTTGAATTTCTATAGTCGGTATAATCTGCAGTTAGTTTAGCACCTAATGGATCTAATACATCATCTTCTAAAAATTCTGCTAAGTTAGAGAAATGATCTTCTCCTCCTTCAGGAACTGCTGCTTGGGGTTCAAAAGAAATTTCTGCACCACCATCTTCTGTTTCTATAATTTCTACAGGACCAGGTTGATCTGCTGCTGTTTCTTGTGCTTCGGTAACAACTTGTTCTATTTCCTGTTCTCCAGGAATCTCAAGTTCCGTTCTTGTATTTGGTAATGCTTTGTCTATGGTTGCCATTATTATTTTTTATCCCGTTTTACAACTTTAACTTGTTTTACAGGCACTTTCAAGCCCTGTGGATTTGGTCCACGTTTAGGTGGAATGGTAGTGGTAAGTTTTGTTTTGACCATTAGTAATAATTTCGTTCCTCTATTGGTAAGGGTTCCTCTTCATAATCTTCAGGATGACCAATAAACCCTCCTTGTCTAAATCGCATTACCGCTTGTGTCATTGAGTCGACTAAGTCGTCATTGTCCCCATACGGAAAGGCAGCGCACTCTTCAATCACCTCTTCTGCAAATTTAGATTCGGGAGCCCATACTTGACCTGATTCAAAAATAGGAGCAACCGCATTTACCCTTGAATGTTTATCATTTCCTTTAGAGGGTGTAAAGTTAATAACAGGAATCCCCATCTTTCGTAATTCATAGGTAAGCGGTAATCCTGATGCTTTTCCCTCAATGACCACTGTTTCTGGTTTCCAATACTGATACTGCTCTAATGCTTTACGCCTTAGTTCAGGAAACTCTAATCGTTCTTTAACGGCATCTAATAAAATCAAATTTGGACCCGAGTCTGCATTGGGGTGAAATACTCCCCAAGTTGTTATCGCTGAATAGTCGGCGGTTTCCTTTTTCATAAAGGCCGTATCATAACTTTGAATCACGTGTTCTAAAGGTGGTACATAATCCTTATCCCACACTTTCCACCATTCCCGTTTAATAATCGATCCTTCTTCCGCAGTTGGATTTTGCATCCATTGCGCGTTCCACTTTCCAATACTAAGCGATGCTTTGACCCCTTCTAATTCTTCTAACTTCCAAAACTCAGGCCATACCGGTTGACCACTTGGTAAGATAGCAGGAAATTCTACAATCTCCCATTTGTCTGATTTCAATTCTTTTTGTGAACGAAGCAACGCTCCTGTCAAATCTTTATTGTTCCATCTCGTCATAACGAGAACAATCGCTCCGCCTGGTTGTAAACGCTGACGAGGACCAGAGGTATACCATTCATAGGCTCGTTCTAAAGCATCCGCGTTCAGCGCATCTTGCTCCGAGTGTGGATCGTCAATAATCAATAAGTCCGCACCACGACCCGTGATGGCCGAACCGACACCCGCTGCATAATATTCTCCCCCTTGTGCCGTTTCCCATTTACCTGCAGCTTGACTGTCCTCTCGTAATCTTGTTTCAAATACTTCTTTGTATTCAGGTGAATCCATTAACGTCTTTGCTTTCCTACCAAACCTAACTGCAAGTTCTGTGGTGTGGGTCGATTGAATAATTTTTAATTTAGGTCGTCTGCCAATCATCCACGCAGGAAGTAAGAAGGAACTAAATTCACTCTTCGTGTGCCGTGGTGGCATATTAATAATTAGTCGTTTGATTTCACCTTTTGCAAGTCTATTAAACTTTTCTGCAATAATCTTGTGATGTTTACCTTCAATAAATTCAGGCCAACAATGTTTGACAAAAGCCATAAAATCATCGTGGATCTTGTTTTCTTTTTTCTTTTCTTTTAGCTTGAGATACGTTTTGTAGAATTCTTTACGAACGTCTGGGGGTAGTCGTTTTATTTTA